AAATGCCAAAATCATAGTGGAAATTCTTTTCATTTTTCTTCTCCTCACATCCAAAGTGGCGTGTATGTGCCTCTCTTATCCTTCGGAACAAGATTCCTTGTCTTGACGAAATACCGGATTGCGTCCGCGCAATGGTCGTTTTCCTTGATTGGAGCATCTAAGCCGTTATCCGCTGCTTTTTCATCCCACATGTACAAGCCGAATTCCTCAATCGTGTTTTCACAGCAGTCCATAAAGTATAGCTGCCCTTGTTCAAGCATCGTGCAGACGTCCGATATACCATTTAGTACGTCGTTGTCCGCGCCCTGCGTGTGATATCCAAGGCTTCGCAACTCCGTAATAAGAGCTGCAGCAGACGGGTCTACAATTACACGTCTTGGGTTTATTCCGTCCAGCATATTTACAAGGCCTTCTGCAAACTCCCCCACGGTTTTCTGCCGCTTTTCTTCCCGACCTGAGTAGTAATACTCTTTCAGGCATACCCATGCGTTTTTCTCTATCATCTTTCTCCACAGCAAAAACACGGTTGCGTTTTGGATGCCAAAATCGGAAGAAACGAAATAGTCACCACTTGTCTGTGGGCAGTCGTGGAGAACATGCTTTTCCTCGTCGAACATGGGGTAAACAAGGCCTTCTGCCGCCACCCATTCGCCCAATATGTACCGCTGGTAGAACACGCCAGAATACATGCTCTTGTATCTTTCCAGCGTCTTCTCAGACAACGACGGGTTGTCCTCCATGCTAAAGTGCAGATACAGGGCGTTTCGCTCCCTGTGCCGCTTAATCCAGTCTGTGTAAAACCAGTGCGCCGGGTTGTCCGGGTTACAAGAGAACCACAGTCTTGCCCCATCAACAGAGCATCGGGCCAGCGCCTGATTAACGAAGGATTCAGGCATCAGAGCCACCTCATCCAGCAGCACCCCGGCCAATGTGCGGCCCTGAATCAGCATAAAGGAACTTTCATCCTTGCCGCCGAACACCTCAAACCAGTTGGTAACAGCTCCCCGCTTGACCTCCAGCAGCTTGTCAGACCGCCGCCACCGAAGCGTATACCGCTGTTTTGCGTAGCTCATGGAGATATACGGCACAATGATATTCTTCGTGGCGCTATCCACAGTCTTTCCGCATATCCCAAACCGCTGACCGCTGAACTCCCGCATAGCCCAATCTATATACGCAACACAAAGTATTGACGTTTTCCCTGACCTTACAGCCCCATCACAAATAATTGCATCGTATTTACTATACGGAAAAGCCAATATCTTTTTCTGTTTTTCGCTTATCGGCATATCTCCACCCAAATCCAGCAGCCGTTTTGCTCCTTCCTGTGCAGCAGTTCACAATTGTTTTTGAGAAATCATCTCTTTCGAGCGTTTCGAAACACTTCTAATTCTTCAAGCCATCGCACAAGCTGTTCATGCTCACTTATGCACTCTTTGCAAGTTCCATCTTGTTTCATTCTTTCTATGGATTCTTTGCAATGTTGAATTGCATCATTAATCGTCATTATCGTTTCACCCATCGCTCTCCAGCTCCTTCCCCAACTCCCGCAGGCTGCGGCTCAAATCGTCCTCTTTGGCGGTATCGGCGGGGCCGCCGCTGATGGCCGTGTACTTGTCTATAACAATAGCCATTGTCGTCGCAATCTGCTGCAATTGCGCTTTCTCCAACTTCTCAGGGTCTTTAAGTTTCTCCATCGCCAAGCCAAGGAATTTGCAAACATCATCCCGCTGACTCTCCATGTAGGAAAGAATATCAGCGGTATTTTCATCTTTTTTCTGTTGGACTTTATCGGCGATTTCTGGAACTTCCAACACAATCCGCTTAACAGTATGGTTAGAAACTCCATTTACCTTTGCGGCGGCGTTATAGCTGCCCAACTGCACATAGTCAGCCACTATTTTCTTCTTCTGCCTATCTGTCAGCCGTGCAGCCATATCACCACCATCCATCAGGTTTTCTTTTGTTTGGGGCTAATCATGTCTTCTTCCGCATATATAGCCGATGAAAATACCCAGAAAATAGCCAAAGAATATTAATGCCAACGTAAGTGATTCACCCATCGTTCTCCAACTCCTTCAATCCAGCGCACCTCTTGGCCCAGCGTCTGATTTTCCGCTCTTTGATGTCCTCAATATCCTGATTCAAGGTAACGCTATAAACATAACCACCGGCAAGTTCAAGGCACAGAATTACATCCGCAATCTCTTCATGCACTGCGTCTTCAGCGTCATCGAGACTAATGGGCGTTGGGCTTGCACCGTCTGTAATCACACGCCTAAGTTTCAAGGCCGCTTTTCCCAACTCTGCGCACTCTTCCGCAAGCTGTGCCAGAAGCTCCCCTCTTGGAAGTGCATCCTTGATTTTCTGATATTCGGTCATTGCGATGTCTCTTTTAAGAATGAGGCGCAGAAGATACACTTCTACGCCTCCCATTATCGCACACTTCAAAGGCAACTTTCCCACTATAGTGGGTCGGCTAAAAATTTTTTTCATTTCCGCATAAGTAATCTATTGTTACTCCTAAAATATTCGCAAGCTCTCTTGCCTTGTATATGTTAGGCGCATTCTCTCCCCGCTCATACTTTCCTATCATATTTTTACTCAGCCCGCAAAGCTCGCCTAAGGCTTTGCGATTCATCTGCCGCCGCTCCCTCAGACGCCGCAGCCGTTCTGGAAATTGCTCCATAGCATCACCTCAAACAGATTCCGCATCTTCTTCCTCATTCATATCTGTCCATCTCCATCTGCCCCGGCAATACGCCATCTTCCATCCACCAGTGGAAAATATCTCTCCCAGAAAAACACGATCTCCATTGGTCACCTATTTTCCCTCGGCGCCGTAGTTCCTCGAGCATACGGTCAAAAGCTCTGATATACGCCTCTTGATATTTAGGGTATCTCGCAAACTCCGCTTGTCTTCCCTTTGTCCCGGCCATAGGACAACCAACACATCCCACACGAGAAAAACCGCAACCGTAAAGCGGGTTGACCGAGATATGTTCCGATTGAATGTAGTCCCACACATCATCATCTGTCCAATCGATGATCGGATTGCATACATGTTTTGACTGAAGTCTACACATTTCAAAAAGGCGGCGACGGTCGTCGTTGTCGTTGTTTAGAATTACTTGCTTCGCTCTGCCTTTTTGTAATGTTTCGTAAATTCCCCGTCCTTTTTTCCTGCTTACGGATTCCGCCCAACGAACCCCTGTTGTGATAAACCGCCCAGCGCCGCCCTGCTCTTTTAGCACAGTGCAGCAATAGCGGACGACCCTTGTCGGAGGCATGAGTTTTTTTGGAATCAGGCTCCACATGGTCACCCGCTGTCCCCTGTAGTACGGGTAATTAAGGATGCAATGGATGCCCTCCTTTTCAAGCCTCTGAAACTCCGACCGGACAAAATACACTGTTTCGGGGGCGTCCGCCGTCGTATGGTTGTGCATCACCTCAAACGGGATTCCCGCCCGCTCGGCCAAAGCAAGACACACGGAGCTGTCTTTCCCGCCGGAGATCGTGATAACCAGCGGCTGTTTGTAGGTTTGCAGGGACATCTCGGACGCGGCCTGCAGACGCTCTATAGCCGCCTGTTCCTTATCCATTATTCTGACGCCCCCATATCGATGTCCCGTCCGGGAACCGAAGCGATTCATCTGCGTTTTCTTCCTGCAGCCATCGTCCCCAGTCGCTTACCTTCGTATCGGAGACAGCTTCCGGTAGCTGCAAATCCATAGAGCAGCCCTTTGCCTCCAGTGCATCATCCACAACGGCATAGATAAAGTCCTCCAGCGTTCCGACGTCCTGCGTGACCAAATCAAAATTTTTCATTTAGATAAATCCTCGAATCCAGTTTTCCACGATTCCTTGACTTGTCTCCTTGAATGACATTATAAATTGCCTTAAATATGGGGTAAAACTGATTCGGAACTACAGCATTACCTATGCCTGAAAAAAGCGACAAATGTGTGGGCATGTACAACTCACCACTCATACCCATAGCAAAACACATGATCCCCGATCTTCCCCCAAACGCGGTCATTCTCCCCGCTGCTGGAAAAATACACGACCTCGTCTGGAAGGCTGCTCTCTCCATACAGAGCAGCGTCTACAGCTTCATAGGCCGTTTGCGGCGGCTCCGTTGAATCTATGTCACCTGCCGTGGAAAACTGCGGCATAGATGTCCCCTCACCCTGATGGAGCACATCATGCACCGTTCCAGGAAAATCTTCAGAGATCGCCCGGTTCAGCACCACCTCCGCCACGGCCTGCTGACCATCGGCAGGCTGGTTTCCAGCCTCCAGGTACACCACCGCCGCCAACTCCCGCCGTTCCTCATCGGTCATTGAGACACCGCTGTACCGGGCAACCATTGCGGGCTTGTCCGTGCCCATACCGGGGATGTCGTCTGTTGTTCTTTGGAAACTCGGCTCATCCTTCTTTCCCGACTCCTGAATCAATTTCACCGCGACTTCGTCGGGCGTTAGTTTAGGCAACGCTTCTTGCTCTTCTTGATGTCTAATATCGTACACGGCGGCTATGTGCATCATGATAACCACCATGAAAAGAATAACCATTCCCAACACAGTCATTGGATCCAGCCGCATTTTCAAATTTCCTTGTCTCATGTTAACTCCTTCAATTTCCCGCTGGCCGCTGCGGACAGCATGCTTCTAACTTCTGGAGGAAGTTTTCCTATTTCCCGTTCTTTTTGTGTAATGGCCTTGTAACTCCTGCGGAAATTAGATGCTACTACGCTGTGTACAGTATCCGCGTCCATCATGGCCCATTCCCGCAAGGTAGATGGTGCCCCAACGATCCTCTTTATTTCTGGCGGGAATTTTTCAAATTCCTCAGCAGCGCCATACAGCCCGTTCCGCAGCGCCTTTGACACCAGATTCCAGGCGTCCTCCTCCGTCAGCTCTTCCCGCTCAGTCAGGAATCGCATCTGTGCCTTGACCTGCCCAATGGTGGGTGGGAAGCCTTTCTCGTCCCCATCGATCAGGCACGTGACTGCCGCGCCTACCAGCCTCGGGTCTTCTCCCCGGAAGCGATCCAGCCAGAGGTTGACCGTATCCTCCGCCTCCTGCTTG